TACCGTCAAAGAACAGGCCGCATTTATCGGACAGTGCTCTCACGAGTGCAACCATTTCAAAACACTGGAAGAAAACCTCAACTATCGAGCCGAAACCTTACAAAAATTGTTCGGTCATAAATTCAAGCCAGGAGAAATCGAGCTTTACGCCCACAATCCCGAAAAGATTGCCAACAGAATTTATGCCAATCGAGGCGGTAATAGAGATGAAGCTTCAGGGGATGGGCATCGCTTCCATGGAAGAGGCTGTATCCAGCTCACCTTTCATGATAACTACTGGCACTGTGGCCAAGCCTTGGGTCAGGATTTTGTGATGAATCCTCAACTGGTGGCAACCCCAATGTGGGCAGCTATGAGCGCAGGGTGGTTTTGGTCTACTCATGGGTGCAATGAGCTGGCTGAATCAAGCAATGAAGAAGGACTCTGCAAAAGGATCAATGGAGGGTTGTTTGGTCTTGATGAGCGAATAGCATTGACTCGCAAAGCTCTTGCTGTTTTAGCATAGTCCATTTATAATCATGTCATCAGCAATTAGGAATAACCATGACTGCTTCATTTGCTCTGACGTATGATAATCTGACGTCCACAGTCCTTCAATACTTAGAGCGTAATGATGCAGCCACTATTGCTCAGATCCCTACTTTTATTACTCTGTGTGAATTTGAAATTGCACAGCAAATTAAAACATTAGGTCAGCAGCAAGTAGTTGAGTCAGTTATGCAAGCAGGAAATGCAGTGATTGCTAAGCCTGCCAGATGGCGAAAAACAGTTTCNTTNAATTTAACTAATGGCACAACAATACAGCCGGTATATTTGAGAAAGTATGAGTATATTAGATCTTACGCATCAAGCTCAACATCTCAAGCAACACCGCTTTATTATGGCGATTATGATTATCAACACTGGATTGTGGCTCCTACGCCTGATCAAAACTATCCGTTTGAAGTTTTATACTATGAACGTATACAGCCTTTGTCTTCTGATAACCAGACTAATTGGCTAACACAAAATGCACCAAATGCAATGCTGTACGGTACACTCTTACAAGCAATGCCATTCTTAAAGAATGATCAAAGACAAATATTTCAAGAGAAGTATAAAGAAGCAATGGATGCATTAAGAGCAGAGGATTTGCTTCGATTGGGTGATCGTCAATCTATTGCACAGGATTCTTAAACATGACAGCATACACCAATCCGTTTACTGGTCAAACCATACAACCGTCTTCGGTTGGTTATGAAGCTCTCACAATATCAGCTAATACATCTCTTTCATGGTCAATTAATGGACTAGGTGGAAATGTACCAGTTGCAGCACAAATTATGAATGTGAGTGCAACAGGTAATGGTTTTTCATTGCTAATGCCCCCGGCTTATCAAGTATCAAATGGTCAAGACGTACTTATTAATAACATTGGAAATTATCCGTTTAATGTTTTAACAAATGACGGACTAACCACGATAGCACAGATAAACAGTGGTGCAGTTGAGTACATTTATCTAACTGATAACACTACAACTAACGGTACTTGGAATGCATTTACATTTGGGACTGGCACATCTGCTGCAAATGCAGGAACTCTTCAAGGCTATGGCATTGATGCAGTAGGTAATACTTTAAATCAAGTTTATCCTGTAACAACTTATTACACGAACTATTCAATTTTGCCTTCAGCACAAGCCGGTTTTGCTGTTTGGGCAGGTGGTGCAGGCATTTTTACTTTGCCTTCAGCTGCAACAGTCGGTGCAAACTGGTTTGTTAATATTGCAAATTATGGATCAGGTATCTTAACATTATCTCCTGTAGGCACTGACACAATTAACGGGAATAGTAATCAACAGCTTCAATTGACAGAGTCGCTGGTGCTGGTTTCAAACGGAACGGGATGGAATACTTTTGGGTATGGCCGTTCAAATCAATTTGCCTATACTCAATATGCACTTTCAGTCTCAGGCGGAACTGTTACATTAACTTCAGCTCAAGCAGGAAATACTATTCAGACATATACTGGTGTTTTGATGTCAAATCAAACCATTATTGTTCCGGCAACAGTTCAGCTTTATACAGTTACAAATAATACAACAGGGTCATTTACTTTTACTTTTAAGACAGCAGCATCAGGCGGAACTTCAGTTGTTGTGCCCCAAGGTAACTCGTTAGTATTAATTTCTGATGGGACAAATATCTATAATGCTGCTTCAGGAAGTTCAAGTTCAATTACGTCATTAACATTAGGTAATGGCTCATTATCAACACCATCATTAAAATTCAGTGGTGATGCTACAACAGGCTTATATTTACCGTCATCTGGAAATATGACCGTGGTAGTTGGGAGTGCAGCAATTGCTTCATATACTTCTGCTGGTGTATATGTTACAGGAACAGTTACTGCCACAGGCGGAATATCTGGAGGTACTTTTTAATGACTTCAAAAGTTATTTCATTAGCCATTCAACCAGGAATTCAGCGAGACGGAACACAATTTGATTCTATTCGCTATGTTGATGGCGTATGGACAAGATTTCAGCGTGGTAGACCAAGAAAGATAGGTGGTTACAATGCTATGTTTTTGAATGCAAAAGAAATATCACGTGGTATGATTATGCAGTCACAAACAGGTATTAACTATGTTTACTCAGGCTCTCAAAATTACTTAGAAGCTTGGCAAACAGGCACAGATGCAGCCACAGGTGCAGGACCTACAGATATTACATTGTCAAATTTTACAGCTAGTCAATATAATCTTTGGCAGTTTGATATTGCATATGATTTTTACGGGACACAAACGCTTACTGTATTTGCCCACCCTGGACAGAATTTAGCAAACATTGACAGTACTGCAAACACTCCTGTTTTAATCGGTAGTTTTCCTTATGGGTCAATGTCACAAGTAGGCGTGTTTACTGCAGTTGGTTCTTTGTCAAGCACAACAATTACGATTTCATCTACAAACTACTTAATTGGTGTAGGTCAAACAGTCACAGGGGCAGGCATTCCTTCAAATACGACAGTCACAGGAGTTACTGTCGTTACATCCCCTTCACCACAAACTACTGTGACTGTGTCAAACTCGATGACAACAAGTTCTGGAGTGACAGTTACTTTTAATAACAATATCTCAGTGTCAGGTGGATGCTGTATGATTTACCCGTATCTTTTTGTGTATGGTAATAATGGATTAATTCAGAATTGCTCTGCCGGTAATTTTCAAAATTGGGTTTCAGCAGATTCAAACTCTAATAATGTGTCAGCCACAAAAATAGTGAAAGGATTGGCTTTACGAGGAGGTACAACTTCACCATCAGGTCTTTTTTGGTCACTTGATTCAGTGATTCGTGTATCATATACACCTCAGTCAGTTGGGACATCAACAATTTACTGGCGCTACGACATTATTAGTAGTCAGTCTTCAATTATGTCATCACAGTCCGTGATTGAATATGACGGTATTTACTATTGGATTGGAACTGACAGATTTTTAGCATATAACGGTGTTGTTCAAGAAGTGCCTAATCAAATTAACATGAATTGGTTTTTTGATAACATCAACTATGACTATCGCCAAAAGATATGGTGCACAAAAGTACCTCGCTGGGGTGAGATATGGTGGTTTTATCCTCGTGGTACAGCTACTGAGTGTACTGATGCAATTATTTACAATGTACGTGAACAAATCTGGTATGATGCAGGTCAAGCAGTTGGCGCTCAACGGTCTGCAGGCGTGTTTACTGAAGTTTTTAGATACCCTGTTTGGGCAGGAAATGTTGCTAATAGTCTAGGTAAGTACACTTTATGGCAACATGAGCAAGGTAAAGATCAGACTTATTTGACACAAGTTGATGCAGTATACAGTGCCATTGAAACTAATAGTCTAGGTTGGGTCGGAGGTGGGCCTGGGACTAAACAATTAGCAGGTGATAACAGATGGATAAGACTAGAAAGAGTTGAGCCTGATTTTAATTCTACAGGCGATATGAACTTAATTGTCACAGGCAAAGGTTATGCTGATGATGTTGATGTTGCATCAGCTCCGTACGTATTTAATAAGAAAACCTTAAAAATTGATATGCGTGAACAAAGACGTGAAATG